GGCCTTCCGCCTTCTGCTGTTTTTTCCATTTTTTGTACTCCTTTGTACGTTTGTCTAGTTTCTTCATTCGTTTTTATTTAGGATCCGCAATAAAGGCAATCGTCATCCTCTTCAGGATTGTTTTCTATTGCAGGGTTAAGTATAACTTTTAATTCGTAAATCTGTTGCATCAGCTCCATGTCTTCATACATATCGCCTGTGATTTTAGATTCTAGGCGCTTTATTTCTGCCTGTACATCTTTTTTGTTTATAGCCATTCGTAGTCTCCGTTTATATAATCCTCGTAATCCTCTGCGATGTTTTCCTTTAGCTTCTCTTTTGATTTCTTGATAGAGTAGAATATTGTCTTTGTGCTTATTCCTGTTTCTGCAGCTATCTGCCGCATACTCATTCCTGAGTCTCTGTAAACTTTAAACAGCAACTCGTCAAACCATTCCCATGTATTCATCTCTTTACGCATTCTGAGTTCTAGATTAAACTCCGCTTCGCCTTTGGATATGTATTCGTAATTTACTCCCATCTTATCAATGTATTCTAGCGGTACTTTTTGCAGCTTCTTTTTTTCTGCTCTTAAATCGCAGACAATCGCTCGTAATACTAAATAGATGTAGCTCTTGTTTATCTTTCCCTCTTCGTTTACAATCTTAAAAGGCTTATAGTATTTTGTTAGCCTTATATACATCTCCTGTACTATATCCTCAGCGTAAAACTCCTCGCCTAAGCTTTGGACTATTCTAATGTAGTCGTCATGCAATTCAGCAACTTTTGAAAGCCATCTCATGATTAGTATCTAAACAAATGTAGTGATTTATTTCTAATAGTTGTAAGACGCATTTATCAACAGAAAGTTGTGCATAAAAAAAACCACCTATTCCTCTCTAAATAGATGGTTTGATTACCAATATAAATTCATTCGCAACAAATATAATAAAAAAATGCAATAAAAAAAAGCGCCCATCTCTGAGCGCTCTCTATTTGGTTTACAAATTAACTAAAAAGGTAAATCATTTGCAGGTAAATCCTGTGGTATGCTTTGCTTTGGAGCTTCTGCTTCCTGATAAGGTTCTGAGAATTTAACGCTGAAATATTTTACTCCGCTTTTAGATTCGTTTAGCCACATAGCCATGTCCTTCATTTGACCATCTACCATTGCCTTGCCTTTGTAATCAGGCTGCTGTTCCGTTTTTTTGTAATCGTTTTTAAAGATTGCTCCACTGTTGTTTTTCTGTTCCATTTATTTATTTATTTATTTTTTTTACTGCTTCTAAAAATTCTTTTTCCGTATAGGTATTGTGATATTGTTCTTCTTTTTTTAGTTTTCTTTTAAAAAGAGTAATTAACTTTTTTCTTTCTGTTTTTTCTAAAAAATCAAGATTTATTAATGTGCAAGCGCAAAATAAACGGTTTTCTAAATCAAACAAAAAACAAGAAAAAGAACCATCGCAAAGGTCATCTTGTTTCATTAAAACTTCATGGCAGTATTGCCATTTATACAAAGGCATGCACCTTAAGAAACTTACAGGTATTTCAATTTTTGTTTGATGAAATGCTTCGTCAAATATTGTGCTATAACTTATGTATGTTTCAATTACATTGTCCTTTCTCCATTCTGTATGTTCCATTTATTTATAGATTTTAAATTGTTCTTTGGGCATCCATACAAGTAACTCTTGGTCATTTGTGGATCCTTCTCTTTTTTCCCTTCCGCCATACCTTACATTTCCCTGTATATCTATACATCTAATATAGTACAGTTCATCTGTAAAGTTTAGAAAGTAATATGTAGGCAAAATTCTATCTGCCTTTTGCATCTTTGTAAGCTTAATAATTGATACAATAAAATTCGAATACTTTGAGCTTGGATTGTTGTAGTTTTTTATTTCTATGTATGCCTTGCCTGTTATCAAATAATCTAAATCATAGTCGCCTAGCTTTTTATAATCTTGACCTTTTGCAATAAGCTCCATTACCTTTTTTTCCCTTTCTATATCCTTGCTACTTTCAAATCTAACTGCCATGCGTTTGCTTATCTAGATATTCGTTTATTATTTGGCGCATAAGCTCTGATGTTGTTATGCCCTGAAATCTAGCAACTTTTACTAGATCCCATTTATCTTGTAAGTTTAACCTTACGCTGATAGTTTTTACTTTGCCTTCGTCTCCGAGTTTTCCTCTGCCCATAGTTCTTTGATTAGTTTATCGTAGTATTCTCTGCATTCATCTATACGCTCATAGATGGCTTTTATTACATCCTTATCGTATCTTACTTCAAATACTTTAATTCGTTTTTTTGCAGGTATATGATCAAAGTTATGCTTTGCCTCAACCTCTGCCCTCAGCTCTTCGCTTTCATCAATCAAATGATGTTGCCAATGCGCTCGCCTTATCTCATCCTCAACAATCTGCTCAGGAGTATTTAACAAGCAATAACAAAGCAAGCTTTTACGCTTGCCTGTCAATGCCATGTAACCCTGCAACTGATAAAAATAGTCTTTGTTTGGTATATCCTCAGCAAACCATGGAAAAGTCGTACCATCGTAGCTGCTTTTTATATCTAGCAAAGTTTTATCTGTGTTTACATCAGGCGTACCTGTTAAATAATCATTCTTAAAATGATCATCATTTTTATAAAGTAAACCTAGTTCCAGGACATCCTGACATAAATCAATGCCATAGCGCTCTACTTGGTTGCCCTTATCTGTGTATCTACTTGAAAACTCTTTACGGATTCCGTAAACCTCTTCTAAAGCTAGCTGCTGCAGATAGGTTTTAGTAGTCTTGCTTAACGTTTCTGTTTTACTTCTGCTGTTGGTCATTATCTTGCCAATAGCTGAACATCTAATTTTTAACATAACTCTAAGGCTTTTAATTGTGCTGTGTTTAATTCAAACTTGCCTGTAATAGCTTCCTTTTCTACTTTACCATCCTGGAGCGCTTTTATAGCATCTTTAAATCTAGCATCTGTAAGCTTTTTCTTTTTAGGCGCTGCCTTCTTATCATGCGTGTTTGTAGTATCTGCGTCTTTGGTATCGTCAATAAGAAACAAACCGTTTAAAGCATACTTACGAGCATACGAGCTGCTGCTTCCAAAACTCTGAGCAATATCCATTCCCTTGCGAGTAGGATCGATTCCTGCCTGAGCTTTTACAGCTTGCATTTTATCTCCGTCTGTTATCATTGCAGTAGCTTCTACATACATATAGCCTGCTGCTTCCTTAACCTCATCTGTAAGATTCAATACTAAGCCATTCAATAAAGGCTTGACCGCCTCCATTATATCCTCGCAGGACCTGTATTTGTAGTTACCAAACTTGTTAAACTGATTCTTTGGAGCTTTTAGCTCCTTTTGGATTGTTGCCAATCTCTCAATAATTGATTTTTTCATAGTGTGAATTTTAAATATGTATTACAAATATAACAAAAATTATTTAATTTCTTTCGTTTTTTTCTTGTAGGTTTCTATTATATCCCTGAGTTCTTGCCTTGTATATTTCCTAACTTGATGCGCCTGGGAATGCAATTCTATAAGCGCCTCGCCTCCTATTCTTTGCTCTATTCCTATCTGATAATTTAACAAGTTAGCATGGAGATGCTGATTGCAATAAACGCATTGACCATGCACATTAAGTTCATTGAATCTGACGCTACCGAAACCTCCTGCGGAGTAGTAATGGCCTGCGTCAAATTTAGATCCCAGGGGCTTATCGCAACTGACGCAATTTTTATGCTTATCTCTTGCTCTGATGTATGCATTGAAATAGGTTTGAGCTTTTTTAGTTAAACTTTGTACGGTTTCTAGCTGTTCTTTTAATTCTTTTTTTTCTTTTTTCCAATTCTTTTGCTTTGCAGATTTTACCCACACTTTAACGCATTCAGGATTAAAGCAATATTTTTGGTTAAAATGCTTGGCTTCGAATTTATCTTTGCAGTTTTTACAACGTGGCATCGTCTTTTTGAAATATGTAAACTTCTTCAACGTTACAATCTATGTTAGTGCAGTTGTGTACGTTTATTATGCCTTCGCCTTCTAAATTAAAGTCTTCGTATTCGTGTTGTTCTTGCCAATTTATAGCTTGGCTGCATTGTGGGCATTTCATATTAAAATAGTTTAGATTGATTCGTGTTTTTTTGGTTTACTATAATTCCTCTTGCAGCTTCGAAGATAGTTTGACCAGCAACATAATCAACTAAATTTCTTGCAATTTTTCTTATATCTTGTTTTCCTTTGTATTTATAAAAATCGTAATCGTGATAAGAACATAAACTTTTTACAATGTCTTTTGATGCGCCTCTGCTTAATTGCGGATTTTTTCTTTCTCCTATGCTGCTTGGTAAATTAAAGTTAGTCCAATACAAATGCCTACCTCGTTTTTTTGCAGGTATTAAAGGTTCATAGTATGGTATTACATTTTCTACGCAATACTTACCTTGAAACCAATTATCTAAAAATATTATTTCTTCATAAAGCTTCATGTCCGGGTATTTCATTTTCCAAACCTTATTAGTTTTCATTGAATAATTAAATCTGCTATGTGTTGGGCAAGGTGGAGACGACCATATAAAGTCGTATTCTTTATAGTGGTCTAATAAATATTGGTGCGCATCTGCTACAATTACTTTGTCATTTGGAAAACGTTCTTGATATAGTCTTGCAAGTTCTTCGTCTAATTCTACCGCAGTTACTTCGCAATTATCCCAAAGCAAACGATTGCCTCCTAAACAAGCATACAGGTTTAATACTTTCATATTCCTTTTTTTAAATTTTCAACTAACTTGTTAAGCTTGTCTATTTCGTGTTTATGTTCTGCAATGATTATTTGATGGCGCATATTAGCCTTACATTCTAAATAATATTCGTCTTCAAACTGCAAAAAAACGTTGTGAAAATGCTCTATGTCATTAGCGCTCTCCTGCATTGATTGAATTAAGTCTGTTCTGTGTTCGTGTTTTTCTCGCAGTTCTTCTAAGCTTGACTTAAACTTTATTAATGTAGTTTTTAGGTTTATCTTGGCTTTTAATATTTCTAGTGAGTTCATCGTATGTTTTTTAATGGGTTAACGCCTGCAATAGTAAAACCTAATCCGCTGTTAAAT